AAATAGTACGATGAGTAGAGAAATAGAAGCATTAGAAACTCTTGATGAGTTTGAAGATGGAAGCTATGCAGCATATTTAGAATATGTTGATTTAAAAGATAAATGTATTGGAGAACCAACTACATTGTTTATAAAAGACAACCACGAGTTTTATTCTGAGTGGAGTTATTATGCAAACTCTGATGGTTTAGATATAAGAACTACAACAGAGGAAACTAAAATATGTTAGCATATGCCATAATTATATTGTCGCAGATACTTAAATGGAGTGTATTAGCTATATTTTTATTTGCAATAATTACTTTATTTTTATCTTGACTTTTTTGCAAAAGTGTGATATAAGGCTTAACTATAATAAGGAGGACAAATGTCTGATGAACTAGTAAATATAAAAGGAATGTCTGATGAGCAAATTATGCAAGCTATTGGACAAGACGATGGATCAAGTGCAGGTACAAATATACCTAGACTTGCGATCAATCGTACACCAGAAGATGATGATGGGAATCAACTTCCCGTTGGTCACTTCTATACTTATGACTCAGCAGTTGGTCAAAACGTGTATGCTAAACCAGCAACACTAAGACCATTTATAAGTGCAATGCAGTATATGCATTATGATGCTGATAAAGGTGAGTACATCAATAGATCTATAATTTTTAAATCTTGGAAAGATGAAGCTATAGATATTCTTGGTGGTACAAAATGTGGTAAGATACCTTTCAAAGAAAGAGCAAATCTTACTCCAGAACAACTAGAACAACAAAGAACTATAAGATGTTATAAACTTGTATATGGTTTATTATCTTTTAAAGATGGTAAAACTGCTAATGGTAATGCCCATAATGTAGAAAATTTACCAGTGTTGTATAGAGTAACTGGTACAGCATTCTCACCAGTAAGTGCTGCGTTAGATCAATTGAAGAAAAGAAAAAAATTAATGTTTAATTGTTCTTTTTCTCTTGAAACTAAACGACAGAAAAAAGGTGGGAACGTATTTTATGTTCCAGAAATTACTGTTAATGCTGATGCTAATCTTCAATTATCAGATGCTGATATGGAAACATTGAAAGTATTTCAAGAATCTATTGATATAGAAAATAAAGAAGTTATTGATCTATATAATAGTGCTAAAGCTAAAGCACCTAATGGGTCTGATAAGATTGATGCTGAGATAGTTGATGATATGGATGATCAACTTCCAGAAAAAGTGTTGTCATCATAATGAACACGATACTTCATAAAGTACAAACGTATTTAGATAAAGTATCGAGAGAACCTGTTGTTATCTCTGAGGAATTGGTTGATGCTTTTGGAGAAAGTTGTAAAGCTATACTCCGAAAACAATTCTCAGAGGAACGACAGTCTCAATTTAAACCTAGAATGTCAAATATAGGTAGGCCATTATGCCAATTACAAATGGAAGCCAAAGGTATAAAAGGTGAAGGACAACCTTACAGTAATAAAATGAGAAATACTTTTGGAGATTTAATTGAAGCATTATCTATATTTGTTATGAAATCAGCAGGAGTAGAAATAAAGAATGAACAAAAAGAAGTTACACATAAATTTGGTAAACAATCAATTGATGGAAAACAAGATGTTGAAATTGATAACAAAGTTTGGGATATTAAAAGTGCATCGCCATATTCTTTTGAAAAAAAATTTGGTGAAGATGGTGGATTTGAGGCAGTTGTTGAGGAAGATTCCTTTGGTTATGCGACACAAGGATATTTATATGCCGATAGCCAAAAGAAAAATTTTGGTGGGTGGATAGCTATTAATAAATCTACAGGTGAATGGACAGTATGTGAAACACCTTTAGATGATAGTAAATATAAAAATAAATTTGTTAAACTTGCACATGATAATTTAAAAGCATTAGAATTAAATAAACCATTTAAAAGATGTTATGAAGCAGTTGATGAAACTTTTAGAGGTAAACCAACTGGTAATAAAGTTTTGGGCTTTGTATGTTCGTATTGTCCATATAAACTTCCTTGTTGGGGGAGTGGATTGAAACTGTTACCACAGCAACAATCCAAAGGAAAAAACCCTAAATGGGTTTGGTATACAGAAGTCAACAATCCTAAAAAGGATGAGACTAGTGAGTTTGGTGGGGAGTAGTTTGAGGGGTCTGCTCTTCACCGACTCCAAATATGATGTTATATTTTGTATTATTTAAACACAAAAAGGATAAAGAGTATAAACTATTTACTAATACAATTTTTGATAAAGAAAATGAAGCAGAAGAATTTGGTAAAAAAAGTATGAAAAGAAATTATGAACACAAAGTTTTAGAGTATAACAAAGAAAACCACGATAAGTATTGGAATAAATGACAAAAAAAGATAAAATGAGTTTATTAAATTCAATCAAGGTGCTTGTTTCTCCTTGGCAAAAAGGTTTTACATGTGGTATTGTAATGGATAGTAGATCCAAAATGTCCACAGAAGAGTACGAATTATGTTCTACAATAGCTAGAGGCATGATAAAAATGGCAACCAGTGACCCACATTCTACGTTTCTGTGGGGTTTACGTGGATTTGCTGATGATAAGAAAAACAATGAAAAAGATCTTAGTATTAATTCTATTGCAGAATTTGATACTGATGATAATATAGTTGATTTTCTTGAATACTTAAAAATGAAACGTGATAAGGAGTTAAATTAATGGCAACACATGTTGTAATAGGTGACCCTCATTGCACACCTAAAGCAAGCAATGAAAGATTTCTGTGGGCAGGTAGACTGGCAGCAGATGTAGGAGCAACTCATATTATTTGTATGGGAGACTTCTGTAGTATGGATTCTTTATCATCATATGATAAAAAGAAAAAATCATTTGAAGGTAGAAGATATAGAAAGGACATGGAACATTCACATCAAGCATTAGCTATGTTTAATAAAGGTTTAGGAAAACATAAAGCTAAAAAAATTATGTTGCATGGTAATCATGAGGATAGGATTGATAGATTTGTAGATGAAAATCCAGAACTAGATGGTACTTTAAAAATTAGTGATTTAAATTTTAAAGCATTTGGTTGGCAAGAAGTGCCATATAAATCTAACAAGGTGATTGATGGTATATACTATGCACATCATTTTCCTTCTGGTATATTGGGTAGTGCAATATCTGGTGAAAATATTGCAAGAACACTATTGACAAAACATAAAGTTTCTGCTACAGTAGGTCATAGTCATTTATTAGATTATGCTACATCTACATTACCAAATGGTAAAAAGTTACATGCATTATCTGCAGGATGTTATTTAAATCATAAAGAACATTTTGCTAGAGATACACAGCATATGTGGTGGAGTGGTATAATTGTAAAACGTAATGTACAAGGTGGTCATTATAATATAGAAACTATTGACTATAATACAATTAGGAGAGAATATGGCAGAAGATAAATCTTGGAAAGATTATGTGTTTGAAGTACCGATAGATGGTAAAAGAACATACAGATATGAAAAAGATCATAGTCATGATATGTCTTATGAGAATGAAAGAAAACATGATAATGTTCATTCACCTTCTCATTATAAACATGGTAAAAAAGAAACTATTGAAGTTATACAAGATTGTATGACAGATGATGAGTATCATGGGTATTTGAAGGGCAATGTTTTAAAGTATGTTTCTAGGTATAAATTTAAGGGTGAGCCTTTACAAGATTTAGAAAAAGCTAATTGGTATCTAGGTAGATTAATAATGGAGGTAAAAACAAATGGGTCAAGTTAAACAAGCAATAATAGAAGTAGAAGATTTTGTAGCAGGTTGTTTGCGTCAAGGTAGAACCTTGAATCAAACAATAAGAGATTGTAAAGAACACTACGAAAAACCTACTACACTAAATCCGTATTTTAGTGATGATGATTTAATAGAAGATAAATACTATCAATTTAAGGGGGTATGGTAATGGATAAAAGTTTTTATGATGCGTTAAAAAAGAAGTATGAAGCAGATATAGCTTCAGCAAAAGCTACTGCTTGGGTTTATTTTGATAAACCTGTAGCAATAGGTGAACATCCACAATTTCTAGATGAACTAGATAAACTAATAGATAAAATTGCAACGTCAGAAGAAAAATTAGAAATACTAAAAAGACATTTTGATGATACAATACCATTTTAATAGGAGGATAGATGGCTGATAAGAAAGAAGAAAACCAACAAAAAGTAGAACCTCGAACATATCTTATAACATCAGAACAACTGATGGATATTATGAGATATTTAATGACAAGACCTTATGGTGAGGTAGTAAAACTAATGAGTTCTTTGTCACAACTAAATCAACTTGACCCAAGAGTTAGTGCAGATTTTGTTAAAAATCCACAAGGAGAAACTAATGCCAGAAAAAAATAAAACTGATAAATTTACAGGCATTTTATTTGAATTAAAGATTGGGTTAAATAGAGAGAATGCTCTTGTAATTGATTATGGTGGTAAGCCTGTTGCTAAAATTAGAGAAGCATTGAAGGGATATCCATATCATGGCAATCTATGTGCAGCCGTTATTAATCATGCTAATTCTGTAGGAAGAAAATTAGAAGGTGAGATTAAAGAACTTATCCAAAGAGTTTAGATATTACTTCTGGCATAATCCTATCATGGATAGATTAGAAAGATATGCCAGTAAAATAAGTAACTGGTTTTGGCTTAAGAGATGGGGTGATCGTTCATTGTATCGAAGAAGCCAAAAAAAAAGGCACTCCGACTAATGACGGAATGCCTGTGTTGCCTGGGGGAAGTCTATTAATTTAGGCTTCCCTTTTATCTTTTATCAAATCTAAAATCTATATTTTCTTGAAATTTATAATTAGGATTTTTCATTCTATTTAATTGTTTTTCAAAAGCTATATTTAATGCACTTAATACGTCAGATTTACTACCACTATATTTTAAACCTAATTTATTATTATAAGCATCCATAGAAGAATCACCAAATATATTTCCCATTTTATCAAACTTTTCAAAAAAGGGAGTTTTACCATCTTTTAAAACTCCTACACTTTTAGATATAACATCCATACCTTCTAATCCTAATCCCAACATTTGTGTTGTAAACTTTCCACGATCTTTTGACATAATTGCAGAAGTTGCTGCGTGCCTATATGCATCTGCAATAGCTGTTAATGTAGGTAATCCATCATCTCTAGGTGTGCTTGCATATATAAAATTATTATCTTCATCTTTTTCTAAATTATAATTAAATCTTTCTTTAAGAATATCTCCAAGAGATTCTTTCTTATTTCCTGGAGATGTTTGCCATAAATTAAAATAATCAGATGGATCTCCTTGATATAGCATTTTTATAGTTTGATCTTTTAAATTTCTTAAATTGTAATTCATTTTAAATTATTCATCTGCATATTCATAGGTTTTCTTTTAGGTAATATTGGATTAAATAATCTAAATACTCTAGTTTTATAAACTTCATTTAAAAAATCTGGATAGTCTTCTCTTTCAGCATACAAACTTAAACCTTTAAAATGTTCCTCAATAGGATTGCCTTGATTAATAGATGTTCTTACAGGTTCATATTCATCTTGTGTTTTTATTAAATTAATAAAAGCACGAATACTATCTTTGGGTGTATTAAATTTAGTTAATTTAGATCCACCTTGTGTTGCTAAAAAGGGTTGATTACCGTATGGATGTATTCCAAATAAATTATTAGCAGCTTCTGCTGTAGGTGCACCTTTAAATTGCATATTACCTGTTTCAGCTAAAGCAACAGTAGCAATTAATTCATTAGGTATTTTAAATTCAAATGATTTAGGATCATATTCTTGTTTGACATCTTTAATGTCATTTATTAGATTCATGATTTTTGTATCATCAGCCATTGCAGTACCTATTAAAATTAAACTAGCAATTCCAAGCACGAAGTGCTTTATTAATTCTTGAATTCGGATCATTAGCAGTTTTAGCAGAAGTTAATTTTTTCTTCATACCTTTCATCCTTGCACAAAAACTAGCACGTCTTTTATTTCCTACTTTTTTACTAGGGGCTTTTAAGTTACCTCCAGTTGCACGATTGTATGAATCTCTACCTTTTTGATTAAGGCCACCTTTAGGATTCTTACCTTCTTTTCTTTGCCATGCTGGTGTCTTTGCCATTATTTTTTACCTTTAACTGTCATTGCTGCACGTTTAAATTGTGCAGCAGTGGGTGCACCTTTAGCACCTTTCTTTCTCATTTTTTCACCACGCTTTCTTTTAGCATGGATATTAGCATAAAGTCCTTTTCTCATTATACTTTCTTCGCTAATTTTTTATTTATTTTTCTTTGTACTGCTTCTGGTAACTTAGAAAAACCTTTGTGTTTTTTAGGCACACTTTTTTTCTTCATACCATTTTTCATTTTCATACCATTTTTCATCATTAGCTATATCTCCTATATTTAGCTGTTTTTTTTGCAATTGCTTTCGGTTGCCTCACATGTTGTTTGCCCTTTTTTGTTCCTTGGCGTTTTGCTCTTGTCGTTGCCGCATATTCTGCAGATGACATTGCTTTTATAGCTTTTTCTGGTAAATATCTTTCTCCAGTTTCTGATGATTTTTTGCCAGATTTCTCTCTCCTTC